ATCTCTATTAGTGCATGATTTTAAAACAAAATAGTTATACAAGAAATTACATAACTCAATAGGAACTATTTGTGAAACATGAACATATTTATGTTGTTTAAAGTACTCTACATGGTCCATATAACTAATACCTTCCTTTCTCCTGAAGTAACTTTTGCTACTTTATGGGGATACATAAAGTTAGAAGGAAAAGCAATCACATCTCCTAAATCAAGTTTAACTCCTTTTTCTTCATTTTGAACAAACAACTCACCTCCCTCATATTCATTAGAACTATTCATGCCTATGAGTACTGTTAAAGTTCTTGGATACTCTCCAGAATGATCTGAATGATATTCATACTTGCCTTGAGTGCTTGCTTCATAACGTAAAAATTGAAAGTAATTTTTTTTAGAAAAATACCATTCAGATACATTTTCTTTATAAAGATTATTTAATGTTTCAGTGAATTTTTTTAATTCATTAAAAAGAATTCTTTTTGAAACAGATTGTCCGATTGAATCTTCTTCAAAACTCGCAACTTGAACAGACCGTATATCACGATTTAATCCTGAACTTATTTCCCCTGTTGTAAATAAGGAAGTATCTTCATAAATTGTAGAGTTAGCTAAATTAACTAATTCTTTTTTCATGCCTCCTTTCATAAATAGTAGATAGGAGATAACTTCTTTTTTAAGATTAAGCACCTAAAATATTATTTTTTGCTGTGGTTGCTGATGTTTGAGCTGATGTGTGTGCATTTGCTAAATCAGAATCATATGTTTCTGAACTAGCATCTAAGTTAGCTACAAGATTATCATAAGTTGTACTATAAGTTTCCTCATAAGTTTTTTCCCCATTCCATCTTGTAATCATTGTATTTACCCAAGAAGGTATTTCGCTTTGACCGTTAACTACCAAATTTGGATCAGTATTTGTATACTCTATTTCACCTGTACCTAAACCTACGCTATATTGAAAAGCGTGAATGTTATTAGGGATTTGATCACTAGCTTGTATGTTTAAATAAGCTTTACCATCAATAATTACATCTGCTTCTGTATTTCCAGAATAATTTCTTGGTCCGTCATTAGGATTATTAGGATTAACCCCAGAATCAAATATTATTGTGATTTGATTATTTACTGTTACGTTGTTTATTGTTATTGCCATTTTTTTTACCTTTGGTTCCTTTCTTTATACCAACTTTTTTATTAGAAAGCAATGAAATGTCTTCAGTAACATCTTCGCCTTTTTCTAAAGCTACTTGGCTTTCAGCAATATTGCCCCATATACTACCTACTTGTTTTGTCGGATCTTGCTTTTCTTTTTTAGCTTGTTCATTAACAAGAGCTAAAGTGACCATATTGGCTTTTACCATTTCGTTACGAAATGATTCAACTGCTGAATTTGTTTGTACTTGTTTTCCTGTATTTTCAACTAAAAGTAAGGGAAGCCATGCAATAGAGCATCCCCATTCTTGAACATTTTGACCACTTTGTGGATGTTTTCCTTGAAGCATGTTATACCAAATACATTGGTGTTTAATGCATTTCTTATTTAAAAGAGGACATTTTCCGTCTGGATCGAATATTGGCATTTCTTATAATAAACTACAATTAATCCTTAGAACATGCAATAACATTTGCAAATTTTAAATTCATTGCAGGTACTGATAACGATGTTGTAGCTGAAGCAGAACCTCCTAGTCCTGCACTACCTGAGATAGGGTGCGTATGAGACCCACCCCCACCAGTGCTGCCTGAATTTGTATATACACTTACCGCAATCTGAGTACCACCAGTTCTTGCAAGTGTAGCAGCTAGCTGTCCACTAGGATGAAGATGTGAAGCTAATTCAGGTGTACTTAGTGTATGAGATGAAAGAGTTAATGAACCACTTACGCTAGCACCTGCTGTATCTGAAAAACTTATGGGGCCAGAGGCTGTAGATTTTGATCCTGTAAAAACTGTACTAAAAGCATCAGAACCTCCTGTACCACCCCCCGCTCCTGTCACAACTCTTAAAGCTGTCGTATTAATAGAAGCAGAGGTGTTTTGAGTCCAACCAGAAGGAGCTGAAGCTTGAAAAAATAATGCGGTGGAACCACTAGGTATACTTGATACACCTGTTAAACTTGACCCATTTCCAGAATATCCGGCAGCATTAATGTTTCCGTTTGATGCTGTTAGTACTGTTGAATCAACTGTAAAACTATTTTTTATACTTAAATCACCCAATGAGTTTGCAAATAAATCAGTCACAGCATTTCCTTTTGAATAAAGAATAGTGTGTGATCCTTGAGTTACGGCAACACTATTTGCTCCATGCCCTGTTACAGCAACATTAAGAGTAAATGCTCCTGATGTGTTGTTATATACAATATAATAATTTTCCACTGCTGGTAAAAAAACGTGAATATTGCCAGTTAATGTCCCTGTAAGCTCAATAACTTTGTTTGCTGACTCAGCAGTAGGATCAGAATTTCCTGTTGTTAAAGTAACATTAGCAGATCCCGCAACTGATTTCGAAATATAACCAGCAGTGAAAGCATCAATTGTTTCTAAATTGGTGTTAGTGTTGTTTCCCCAGGTATTTGCATTTGCTCCTGTGTCCATCAACTCTAATTTATAACTATCTGAATAAGTACTTGCCATTTTTAATCCTTTGTTGCCACTATGCTATCTGCATACTTTAAGTTCATATTAGGAAGAGAAGCTGATACGGGCGAACTCAATGACCCTGATAAAGAAAGAGCTCCCATAGAGTGTGTGTGAGATCCTCCACCACCTTCACTACCTGAGGTACTATTACCTGTTGGAGGCGGTAAAATAACTCCTTGGGGATAACTCGTATTAGTGGTACCTCCTCCTCTTGGTGAACCTCCTGGTATTACAACAGGATGAGTGTGAGCAGCTATCTGTGGAGTTGATAATGTGGTAGCTCCAATAGAATAACTACTAGATACTGTAAGACTTCCCGTGCTAATAGGGACACTTGCAGCAGTTGCAGTTTTTGTACCAAAAACACTACTGAATGTATCAGATCCACCTGTGCCTCCACCTGATCCGTTTACTACCTGTAAACAACATTGAGTAAGAGTTGCACTTGTGTTAGTAGTAAAACCTGTTGGAGAAGAAGTTTGAACAAACAGCGCTTCCGTTCCTGACTCAAACTCTTCAACTCCAGTAAGACCTGATCCATCACCTGTCAGTGTTGTGGCTGATACTACACCGTTTGCATTTAATGTAATATTGTCTCCAATTCTAATTTGATTTTTCACAGAAAGCTGACCAAAAGAATTTGCAAACAAGTCTACAATTTCATTATTGGCATTATTATACATAATTGTATGTGCACCTTGAACAATAGCTACTCCGTTGGCGGAGTGTCCAGTAGGGGCAATAGTTAAAGTAAAAGCTCCTGAAGTATTATTAAAAAATATATAATTGTTTTCCACTGCTGGAATAAAAACATAAATGTTCCCTGTCAGTGTTCCTGTAAATTCGATAACTTTATTGGAAGCTTCAGCGTTGGGATCTGCATTATTAGATGTTAAAGTTACGTTAGCAGAGCCTGCCACAGATTTTGATAAATATCCCGCATTAAAGGCGTCAATTGTTTGTAAGTTTGTGTTTGTATTATTTCCCCAAGTATTAGCGTTTGCCCCTGTTTCTTGAAGTTCTAATTTTAAACTATCTGTATATGTGCTAGCCATTATGCGTCCTTACTACATACTATAACATTTGCGTGCTTTAAGTCCATTCCTGGTACAGATAAAGAAATAGAAGGTGCACTTATAGTTCCACTAAGAGATAATGAGCCCGACAGAGAGTGTGAGTGAGAGCCACTTCCGCCTGCTGGGCCATTTGATACTTTTACATTTTTAACTCTTTCTACTGGATCTGAATCTCCAGTATAGAGTCTATAACCTCGTGGGTCACCATCTACATATGTGTGAGTGTGCGAAGGAAGTTGTGGAGTTGATATTGTAGTAGCTCCAGCAGGGGCCGCACTGACTCCTAAAGGTGAAACATCCGCAGTGCCTGAACCAGAAGTTGATTTTGATCCACTAAAAGTTGTTGCAAAAGCATCTGCTCCTCCCGTACCCGCACTACCAGATGTGATAACTCTTAAAGTAGCATTAGCTAATGTTGAAGCTGTATTTTGTGTCCAACCCGTAGGAGCTGAAGATTGAAGAAAAACCATTTGAGTACCTGGATCAAGAGTCGTAACTCCATCTAAACCAGAGCCATTTCCTGTAAAAGAAGTTGCAACGATCTGTCCGTTTGCCTGCACTTGTGTACTGCCATTAACAGATGTTACACCCTTTGCACTAACATTGCCCAATGAGTTTGCAAATAGATCAATAACTTTATTGCCTGTGCAATACTGAATTGTGTGGGAGCCTTGAACAATGGCTACTCCGTTTGCTGCATGACCTGTTGGAGCTACTGTAAGAGTAAAGGCTCCTGAAGTGTTGTTAAAAAAGATATAGTTATTTTCTACAGCAGGAATAAATACGTAAATGTTGCCAGTAAGAGTGCCTGTAAATTCAATAACTTTTTTTGAGGCTTCCGCAGTTGGATCAGCATTATTAGATGTCAGTGTAACATTAGAAGAACCTGCTACTGATTTAGCAAGATAACCTGCACCAAAAGCATCGATGGTTTGTAAGTTTGTATTTGTATTATTGCCCCAGGTGTTCGCATTAGCACCTGTCGCCATTAATTCTAATTTTAAACTATCTGTATAAG